ACACCACATGAGATGCACGCGTGCTCGCCATATCTTGAGGAAGACGTTGCCAACATGCCGAACCTCACAGCCATCCTCGGTCTGGGTGGCACACCGCTTCGCAAGTTCTATCCAGACGGCTCTATTATGAAGGCTCACGGTATCAAGATGCCGGTGTCTGTCGGCGGACGTGTGCTGTGGTACTATCCAGTGTTTCATCCGGCATTCGTCATCCGCGAGAACCGTGAAGCTGAGCGGCGCGGCAGACGTGAGTCGTCGGCAGGCGTGCTGTTTCAATCCGATCTGCGGCGCTTCTTCAACGGCGTCGATCAGTGGAACCCGCCACGTATCGAACACGTCAAATTGTCTGATGTGGTCTGGGCAAAATCCGAGTCCGAGGCACAGGCAATCATCGACCGTATGAGCGATCCGGTTGCCGTCGACCTTGAGTCGTCGCGATTGCGTCCATATGAGGTGCGGTCTGAGTTGCTGACAGCATCAGTGTCGGATGGCAAGCTGACGGTAGCGTGGTCGTGCAATCATCCGTCAATGCCAACGACGTGGGGTACCAACTTGATTATTAAGGTGGTGCGCACCCGTCGCTGGATCGCACACAACGCAGCGCACGAACTGTCGTGGTTCCGCTACCTCACATCCGAACCTCTCATGCCGTTCGATGATACGATGGCGTACTCCCGTCTGATTTTCGAGCGGCAGGGCTTGCTTGGCTTGGATGACACTTCACAGCTTGTACTCGGCGTCAACATCAAATCACTCAGCAACATTGATGCCGCTCAGATCATGTCGTATAAGCTGGAGGATATCATCCCATACAACGGCTTGGACTCGTGGGCATCGGCACGCATCCATCGCCGCATTGGCGGACAGGTGGCGCGTGAGGACTATACCAGGATACTCGGTGCCATCTCTGCCACCGTCAACATGGAACTGATGGGCATACCGTACGACTTGAACGAAGCCGAGACGATGCAGGCAAAGCTGCTGTCCGATCAGGAGCGGATACGCGCCGACGCTCGCAATCTCTATGAAGTAAAGCAGTATGAGGCGGATCGTGGCATTGAGTTCAAGATCACATCCGCTGAGCAAGTGGGTGCCGCACTGGTGGCGTATGGAAAGCTACCACTGCCCAAGACTGATAAGGGCAAGCAGTATGCCACCGATGAAGATACACTGTCCAAGTTCGCCGATGAAAACCCCCTCGCACGTGCGGTGCTGGATGATCGGGAGATAGCCAAGGTCGTCACGTATGTAGACGCCACCATCGAAGCGCCGAAGCTGTATCCAGATGGTATGCTACATCCGACCTACACCACTATGTTCACGTCAACATTGCGGCTGTCGTCACGCGAACCGAATATCCAGAATTACCCGGTGCGGAAGCATCCAGAGATACGCCGGCAGATCGTGGCACCGAAGGGCAATCTGTTTTGCAAGTTCGACTATGGACAGCTACAGATGAGGATACAGGGATGGGCATCGCGTGACCGTGCGCTATGCAAGTCCATCATTGAACACGTGGATATGCACACCTACTGGCTGGATCAAGTTCTGCATGTCTATCCGATCTACCTGGAACGTCTCGCATCGCAGACCGGCGAGAAGGATGAAGCGAAGGTGCGGAAGGCTGGACGCAACGTCATCAAGTCCGACTTCGTGTTCTCATCGCTGTTCGGCTCCAACGCGGAAACCACATGCGAGCGCACCGGCATACCGCTTCGTCAGGTGCAGGAGGTGTTGGGCTTCTTCTGGGAGACATACAAAGACGTACAGGTGTGGCAACGCGATCAGTACAAGATATACCGTGACTACGGTGTGATCCGATTTATGACCGGACGCGAATGGCGTGGCATCGCCAAGGGCACCGAGCCTGTCAACTATCCGATACAGGGGATGGAGGCTGATATCGTGATGGAGGCTATGGATGAACTGTCACAGCTTGCGATGGAGTATGATGACTTCTACTTTCATCCGCGTATGCAGATTCACGATGACTTATCGTTCTTCCTTCCCAACGCAAACCCCGAGCCATACATTGAGGAAATTCAAAAGGTGATGGTGAGGACTCGATACCAGTTCCAATGTGTGCCCCTCACCGTGGAGTGTAAGATTGGCGATAATTGGTGTGACACGTACGACGTACATACATTTGAGGGGAGTTACGTGTAGTGGACTGGCTGGATGATCGAAGTGACAACGAGATGCGCGTGCTCGTGACCGGCGGACGCAACTATCTGGACCGCGATGCTGTGTTCCGTGCTCTAGACAAACTGGCGAAGAACCATAGGTACGGCACAGGCAACGAGCTAATCACTGTGATCCACGGCGCCTGCTGTGTGAAGGGCGAGCCTACCAATCTGCGCGGTGCGGATCGCTGGGCGCAGGAATGGGCACAGGAACGCGAGTACGCCTACCTTGGAATGCCAGCACAGTGGGGCTTGCACGGCGACCGTGCTGGACCACATCGCAACGCTGAGATGCTGACACGCTTCCGACCGACAAACGTGGTGGCGTTCCCCGGTGGCTCTGGAACGGCAAACATGATTCACCTCGCCACCAAATCCGGCTTGGTGGTGTGGGAACCTGATAAGGAAAAACCAGTGACGTCACCAGTTCGTCGACCACTAAGGAGATAGACAAATGGCAGTGTGGAACATCATGGAAGGCGACTGCCGTTTGCTGCTGGCGGAGATGAAGAAGCGTGGCGTGATGTTCGACTCTGCTGTCACCGATCCTCCTTACCATCTCACCATCGCCAAGCGATTTGCCAAGACTTCGGTGGATGACAACAACAGCACCGGCAAGAGTGCCCGCAATCGGTCGACTCCATACAGCCGACTCTCGCGTGGCTTTATGGGTATGGAATGGGACGGCGGCAACGTGGCTTTCCTGCCAGAGACATGGAAGGCAGTGTATGACGTGCTGAAGCCGGGTGCCTATCTCGTGGCATTCGGCGGCACTCGCACATCGCACCGCGTGGCATGTGCCATCGAGGATGCTGGCTTCGAGATACGCGATACCGTGTATTGGATGTATGGGCAGGGATTCGCCAAGTCCGAAGACGTTGGTCAGCAGATGAAGAAGGCGAAGCTGGCAGAAGCCGAACAGTGGGAGGGATGGGAAACCTCACTGAAGCCTGCCATAGAACCCGCTGTGTTGGCGCGCAAGCCGCTCATCGGAACCGTGGTGCAAAACGTGCTGAAGTACGGCACCGGTGCCATGAATGTGAAGGAATGCGCGATAGCCGGCACCGTGTCCACCAATCCAGCTTATCGCAACACGCCGGCATACCGCAGCAACACTCTCATCCAGGGCGCCACCCACCAAAGTCCTGTCAGCTTTGGCAGGCACCCGGCGAACCTGGTGCACGACGGCAGCGAGGAGGTGTTGAAGTCCTTCGCCAAGTATGGTGATCGCACCAGCACCGGCACCATCGGCTCTGCTGCCGGACGCAAGACATACAATGGAGGATGGGCACAAGGACCACTCGGGGCACCAACAGGTTACGGTGACACCGGCTCTATCGACAGGTATTACTATACTGCCAAGGCGGACTCCACTGATCGGGCTTGGAGCAACCATCCGACAGTGAAGCCGCTCGACTTGATACACTGGCTGATAAAGCTGGTGACACCACCAGGAGGAACCGTGCTCGATCCGTTTGCCGGCAGCGGAACCACGTTGCAGGCAGCGGTCGAGCATGGCTTCAACGCGGTGGGCTGTGAATTGATGGCACAATACGTCAAGGACATCGAGCGACGTATGACAACCTTCTGTGGATGGTTCGACCGGCGCGATCCATTCATTCCACAACGCCGGCAAATGAGAGGATAAGCAATATGACGTTATATCCAGAAGTGGTTTACATCCTTCAGGATGTATCTGGCTTGGGGAAAGACGGACAAGTCGTCATAAATATTGGAAGAACCACAAACCTCGAACGTCGTATAAGACAACATAACGGCGGAAGTAACGTTGGCAAATGGGATTTCATCGGGTACGCACCACCAGTTGATCGTCTATCGTCAGTAGACCTAGAAACACACTACAAGCAAAAGTTTGGGTTATGGCAGCGTTCTAGGACGGAACAGTTTTGGTTGAGTGGTAAGGGTATAACCCTGTTGTGTAACCTTGAGGGCATAAACATAATTGAGCGAGCCCATTACAAATATCATGTCGTTATTCCAGAAGCCACACCCCGTACAGCATATCGGATGCCGCTCATACGAGAGATTTTAATGCATTGTAGCGTCATGGGGAATACCAGTACTATTCCATGTTCTGCCCTGGTAGACCGTATTATCAACGATATGGACCTAACAGACTATGATTTAGAGTGGGTCGATACTGACGGTTCGAGGGAGACACGCGCTTCCAAACATATTCATTGGGTTAGGAAACAGCTAACTGAAGAGGGTATGCTTACTGTGCATATCAAACGAGGCCATTGGGTAGCCACACGAAAACTAATTGAATACGCCAGCAAATATCCAGTTGTAACAGATCGGGTACTAAAGAAAAACAAAGATATTATTGATACGGTTATTGAGCGTGCTGGGATTCAACGTAACGGCTTCTGGAACCTCTAATATGGAACGAAGACAGATAGAACCACAGTTGGTGCCGCGTGGCTTCTTCCTCAAGTCCGGCACCGTCACCATACACACAGGGAACGTCACCGATGTTCTAGCCTCACTGCCAGACAACAAGTTTCAGTGTTGCGTCACCTCGCCCCCGTACTGGGGTTTGCGCGACTACGGAACCGCTGAATGGTCTGGTGGTGATCCTACCTGCGAACACATCGCCAACGCAAGCAAGACCAAAGTGTTTGGAAACCCGGTATTCAATGAGAACCGACCAAGCAGGGAAGCCACCAAGACACGCGGCTTCTACTACGACACAGTATGCGGACACTGTGGAGCGATCAAGGTAGACGATCAAATCGGGATGGAGGATTCGCCAGAGGACTACATCAACAACCTCGTGAACGTGTTTCGTGGCGTCTGGCGAGTGCTTCGAGACGACGGCACGTTTTGGCTGAACATAGGTGACAGTTACGCAACCAGTCCACCAGGCAATAAAGTCAATACTACCGCTTTATCATCTGGACTGCCCAATAGCATCGCAAACCAGGAAATGCGTCGACATGCTCAAGCACAAATCAACAAGACCAAAATTGGCATGAAGCCAAAAGACCTTATAGGCATACCGTGGCGCACCGCACTTGCATTGCAGGCGGACGGATGGTATCTGCGTTCCGCTGTGATCTGGCACAAGCCGAACCCCATGCCAGAAAGCGTGGATGACAGACCGACCACATCGCACGAATATGTGTTTATGCTTACCAAGCAGGCACAGTATTTTTTCGATCAGGACGCGGTGAAGGAGAAGGGCAGCATACCAGCCGGCACTATGGCAGCCAAGGGCAGCGTCGAACGTCAATCAGTGTTTGGTGTTAATGCGCGCCCGCCCGAGTACAAGGAGTATGATGGCTTCCGCAATATCCGCGATGTATGGACCATCAATACCAAGCCTTACGATGAAGCGCATTTCGCCACGATGCCAACCGAGTTGGCAGAACGGTGCATAAAAGCCAGCAGCAAGACAGCCGATCACGTACTCGATCCATTTGGTGGCAGCGGCACGACCGGGTTGATGGCTGGATTGCTGGCGAGGCATTCAACTCTCATCGAACTGAATCCAGTTTACGTCAAGATCGCACAGAAGCGTATATCTCGTGAGAGCGTTCCTGTAATCGTAAGGTAGAACAATGGTTGATGAACCGCTTATCGTCAAGTACCGACCGCTGGAGTTCAACGAACTCATCGGACACGAGGATATACTGTCTGGACTACAGCGTGCAATGGCTTCACCGAGCCACCCGCACGCCTACCTACTGACCGGACCCAAGGGTACCGGCAAGACGACTATCGCACGGCTCATCAGCAGACACTTCAGCACGCAACTCATCGAGATAGACGCTGCCACACACAGCAAGGTTGAGGAGATGAGGCAACTGGTCGAGGAAGGTATGCACATGTCGCTGATCGGCGACGGACGCAAGATGTACCTGATCGACGAATGTCATCGCCTCTCCGTCAACGCCTTCGACGCCATGCTCAAGACATTGGAGGAACCGCCAGCACACCTATACATCACGCTATGCACCACCGACGCACGCAAGATACCTGAGACGATCCTATCACGTTGCTACCAGATGCACCTTCGTCCGGTCAAGCGTGCCGATATGAACGTACTGCTCGACGCCATCGCACACGCTGAAGGGTGGAAGGTGATCGGCGACGTGATGGCTGCCGTGATCGAGGCAGCGGAAGGCTCGCCACGTATGGGCATCACACTATTGCAGTCGGTACACAGTTCGACGGATCGCTCCGAAGTGCGTCGCATCATGTCGCTGATCGACGCCGACTCCGCGCTGGTGGCTTTGATCCAGTTGTTGCTGCGCGGCAAGTGCACATGGAAGGTTGCCAAGCAGCATTTATCCATGATCGAAGACGATGCCTATGACCAAGCCATCGTACAGGCAGGACGGTATATCTGCGGAGCGATGCTTAGAGCGGACAACGAGTTGGAAGCGGAGCGCGCCTGGACACTGCTAGAGGCTCTGACATTTCCAGCCAACAGCTTCGACCGCAAGGTGCTGCTCTATGCAACCATAGGAAAGCTTATCTGGGGGAACAAATGATGGATCAAACACGGTACGATCAAATGAAGAGCCTGCTCCTGATAGACCGGATGCGGCTCACTGAGGAACTGGAGAACCTGCCATCAGTTATGCAGGAGGCAGCCGAGTCCGTGGCAGAATGTCAACGTGATCGTGATGCCGCCAAGGACGCATTGTCCATCGCCATAGCTGAAGCGGATTTCCGGGTGCGTGAATATCACACAGGGGAGAAGGTCAACGAAACACAGATCAAGGCGGAAGCGGCAGTTGATGAAGCTGTGATCGAGGCAACCGAGGTGCTTCGCACAGCGGAGTATAATCTAAAACTCTGGCAAGGTTTGGCGGATGGGATGCGATCCAAGAGCTATGCAATTGGCACCATAGCTGACTTGATTAAGGCTGGATACATCACGCCGGATACGATCTACGTTGAACGCCGCACGGCTGTCAACAGGGAGCGCAGGCGATTGTCAGGAGATGGATGATGTACTATATTGGTGTACCAATAGCCGTGCTGCTTACGCTTATGTTTGTCTACGTGGCAGCTCGGCTGACCGCGTTGGCGTGGTTTACCACGAAGGCTGAGTTTACCAAAGGAGAGGATGATGGCACAGTTCGTCTATCGGGAACGTTCACAGGCAGCGATTCACAATCGCGCAACCAAACAGGGCGGAGACTTTCAGGGGTACGTCAGGGATGAGTTTCGTGTCTACAAGGTGCGTCCAGGTGAAAACTGCATACGCATCTTGCCACCGACGTGGGAGAGTGAGCACTACGGGATGGACATTTACAGCCATTGGAACATCGGACCAGACAAGGCAACCATCCTATGTCTGCGCCGTATGGCAAACCAGCCATGTCCGGTGTGCGAAGAGGTGAACCGTCTGGACAAGTCCGGCGATCCTGAAGCCGCCAAGGAACTGTCACCGCGTCTTGGCATTCTGACTTGGATCGTCGACCGCAAGGCGGAAGCTGCCGGCGAGGAGGCGTTGATGTTGTACAACATCCCGCCGTCGCTGGATCGTGACATTCAGAAGCACAGCCAGGATCGGCAGACCGGCAGCTACTTTGTCATCGACAATCCATACGATGGATTCGACATCTACTTCGACAAGACAGGTGATCGCCTGCAAACTCGCTACACCGGAGTTGAGCGCGCCAACCAGCCAACGTCGGTGGATCAATCGTACCTCGACGCCATCGCCGAAACGCCTGTGCCGGACACACTCAACTGGCGCGACTACGACGAGATTGCCATGATGTTCTCAGGCGGTGTTGAGGTACCATCGCGCGCCGCTGCCGGTGCGGGTCGTCCGACTCCGCGTGGCAACGGGACAGCACAGCCGTCGCAGCGTCCAGGAGCATCCGCCACGCCTTCGCGGGGTGCGGCGCCTTCGCCTGCGCCGGGGCGGCGTGAGATGCCTGCACCGCAACCGCAGCCCGGCGCTAGACTTGCTGGGCGCCCACCCGTCCGCTCTGCACCGCCGCCGCAGGAAGAGGAGTATGATCCTGATCCCCGCTATGGTACTGAGCCACCATTTGACAATGGCGAGTACTATGAAGAACCGGAGGTGGTACAGCCGCCAGTTCGCAGACAGGCAGCACCGCCGCCGCGAGGTGCTGCACCTCCGATGAATCGTCCGGCTCCACGTGGCGCACCGCCAGCAGCACCACAGCGTCGTCAGATTGCAGAACCGGCACCGTCGGCACGTGATCGCGCCGCCGAGTTGGGCAGCCGCTTTGCCGGACGCAATGGCTAGGAAAGCCACACGCAAGCTGTCACCGACGCCCGCGCGCACAGTTGCGCGGGCGCCAGTGGCGTTCGTGGATTCCGGCTCTATGTTGCTCGACATGGTGTTGGGTGGCAGAGGCTGGGCAATCGGGCGCGTGGCAAACGTTGTCGGGAACGAGTCGTCCGGCAAGACGCTGCTCGCGGTCGAAGCCTGTGCCAACTTCATGCGTGTCGTGTCGTCGCCGGATGACATTCGCTACATCGAAGCAGAGATGGCGTACGATGAGGCTTATGGGCGCACCATCGGAATGCCAAAGGAGATACATCCAGTAGACAACATCGGCACCGTCGAACAGTTGTTTGCCGATCTACACGCCTTCTGTGTGGCTCGCAAGGGCAGGCGGACACCATCGCTCTATGTGGTGGATTCGCTGGATGCTCTGTCGGACGATGCGGAGATGGGGCGCGATATGGACGAAGCGTCATTCGGTGCCGCCAAAGCCAAGCGCATGTCAGAGATGTTCCGCCGCACCATTGCCGAGATAGCCGAAGCCAACTGCACGCTTATTATCATATCACAGCTACGCGACAAGCTGGGTGTGATGTTCGGTGAGAAGCAGGGGCGATCCGGCGGGCGAGCACTCAGCTTCTATTCATCACAGACGATATGGCTAACCGAACTGAAGAAGGTTGAGAAGACTGTGCGTGGCTCCAAGCACGTCATTGGAACCACGGTGCAGGTGCGCAACCGAAAGTGCAAGGTGGGGACACCATACCGCAGAGCCGAAGTCACCATCTGGTTTAACTATGGCGTGGACGATGAAGGCTCCATGCTGGATTTCCTTGCTGCAAACAAAGCTGGTACACCATCCGAGCTAGACAGCATCTATGACGAACTGAAGGAAGCACGCAAGCACCAGGATCGTGAATGGCTGGACGCCATCAACAACCTTCTGCGCGAGATGGTGCAAGCATTCTGGCTCGACCTTGAGGAAGAACTGGCACCGCCACTTCGCAAATACGCATAAGGAGACAGACGATGAGCGAAACACGCAAGCCGATCCTGTGCCTCGACTTCGATGGAGTGATACATGCATACCGGAGAGGCTGGCAGGATGGCTTGATCTACGACGATGTAACCGACGGCTTCTTTGAATGGATGCTGGATGCACGGCACAAGTTCCGGCTTGTCGTCTACAGCAGCCGCAGCCGGGAACCGATGGGTACCGAACGTATGAAGTCCTGGTTGTACTACCAAGCCGGTGCATTCATCACAGCATCGTCGCATATCGGCATTGACATAGATGAGATGCGTCAAATCATCGACAACATCGAGTTCGCGCATGAGAAGCCGCCAGCGTTCATCACCATCGATGACCGTGCCGTGCAGTTTCGTGGTGACTGGAGTGTGAGTTGGCTCGACCCAGCCGCACTGTTAAAGTTCAAGCCCTGGAACATGGAGTGAGCAACATGGACGACGACACACAGAAGACAGAGGATATCGTTGAAGTGACGCCAGTGCCAGAACCCGCACAGGAAGTGGAATCAGTGGAGGTTGAGAAGCCAGCACGCAAGAAACGCAACACAGCCAAAGCCAAGGGCAATTCGATGGAGAGACGTGTTGCCAAGGCGCTCTCGCTGTGGCTGACCAACGGCGAGAAGAACAACGTGTTCGGCAGGAGTCCGATGAGTGGTGGCACATGGACTTCCGCTGATCGACGAGGTGCTGACACGAACCTGCCCGGTGATATTGCTGCCGCTTCACCGTTGGCATATGGCTTCCTCATGCACTTCTCAATCGAAGTCAAGCACAACGAGATGCTGGTTCTGAGCGAGTACCTGCTGGGCGCCGGCAAAGGCTACCTCACACAGTCCATTATGAAGACGGCAGAGCAGGCGGTGCGCGCCGGCTTGTGGTGGATGTTCATCGGCAAGCAGAACCGCCGCCCCACCTTCCTCATCACCAATCGGGAAGCCGGGGAAGTCATCGTTGGCTTGGCGCCACATCTATCGGCACACTGGCTGTTCAACGGCACCACACTGCTGACCAACTTCGAGGAAACGCTGGACGAGCTATCACCGGAAGAGTTCATTGAAGCCATCAGGAATATTCGTGAGCCAAAGCCCGCACCAAAGCCGGTGCTTGTGCGCCGTCCGATTGCTGTGATGCCAACACGTCAGCCAATGCCACGACGTGAGTTGCGTGGATGATCGTTACCAGTGATACGCACTTCACGTCCAATGCGGAAGATGAATACCGATGGGAACTTTTTCAGGACTTGTCACGGTTGCTGAAGCGCGACCGTGACAAGCACCTCTACATCTTAGGCGATCTGACTGACAGGAGGGACCGGCATCCATCTGATCTGGTGAACCGTCTCGTGGACTCCTTCACCGTGCTGGCGAACGAAGGTGTTACCATAACCGTGCTATGCGGCAACCACGACCGACCACTGTTCTCCAACAAGCCGTACTGGTCTTTCTTGTCACTGCTGCCCGGTGTTGAATTTGTCCGCAAGCCGCTCGCTGCCGGGCGGCTGCTTATGCTGCCGTGGTCTGCCGATCCATACAAAGACTGGGGCGATATCACGATGGAGCTGTACACCACGGTTTTCTGTCACCAAACGTTCGACGGCGCGAGGATGGCGGGCAACCGCATCTTCGAGGGCAAGCTGATCGTAGACAAGCTGTTCCATCCGAAAATGCGTGTGTATTCCGGCGATGTTCACGTGCCACAGGAGATGGGGCGACTGGTCTACATCGGCTCGCCGCATCATATCAAGTTTGGTGACAGCTATCGGTGCCGTGTGCTGGCTCTGGATGACAAGTACCAGATCACCGAAGATGTCACACTACATCCACCCAGCAAACACACCATCGTTGTGAACAATGCGGAGGAATTGAAGACGGCGGTGGTGAACCGTGGTGACGCTGCCAAGATTCGCCTCGTGCTACCAATGTCACAGATGGACACCTGGGTCGAGCAGCGCGATGCGATAGAACGGTGGGCGAAGCAAAATGACGTGTCGCTGGCTGGCATCGAGCCTACCATTGAAACCGACCAGCGCACACGCGATGCGATGATTGCCGAGACTGCCGATCCGTTCAAAGTGCTGGATGACTACTGTGCCGCCGAAGGCATAGACGAAACAATGCAGCTTGCCGGCTTTGAACTGATGGAGCAAGCCAAGGGGGAAGTATGATGAATGAGTTCGGGACACTGAAGGATGCCGACGGGAAAACGGTATCTGTTGGTGACAGGGTTAAGGTGAAGTGGGAATCATGGATCGAGAACGGAGTGCGGCAACACCGCACCAGGGACCATGATGTGGTGATGCGGGAGAGCAGTCGTGGTAGCTGGTACATGGGCATATCCGACTGTATGAACTACCTCGGTGGTATGACGTTCTGGAAGATCGAACCATGAGATTGATCGTCCTTGAAACCATAACTGCCAGCCACTTCCGCGCCATCACCGACACCGCAACACTTGAGTTTCCAGCAGGAGGTTTGATCTACCTGACCGGCGTCAACGAACTCGACCCATCGCTGGGTTCCAATGGTGCTGGCAAATCAACGTGGTGGGACGCGCTGACGTGGTGCCTGTACGGCATGTCCATTCGCGGGCAGCGTGCATCGGAACTCATGCCGTGGGGCACCAAGCACCGACCACAAGTGATAGCCTGCTACACCATCGACGGCGTGCAGTATGCAATCGAGCGCATCGGCTCACCGGAGCGGCTTACCATAAACGGCAGCGAGGTACCACAGGCAGCCGTTGATGAACTGATGGGGTTGCCACGTGCACGCTTCGTGCATTCGGTGGTGTTCGGGCAGGCAGCGCCGTTGTTCATGGATTTAACGGTGCCACAGCGCGGCGAGATGCTGGCGGAACTGATGATGCTGGACTATTGGGAATCAATGTCCGACTTCGCCGGCAACAAAGCCAAGAAGCTGTCGTTTCAGATGGAGGAAGCCACCCGACAAATATCACACAGGGAGGGTCAGCTTACATCGTCGCAGTCGCACCTCACACAGACCTACGAAGCCGAACGCGTGTGGATGGATGGACGCGACGAACAAGTGGCACAGTGGGAAGCCAACTACGATGCTGCCGAAGCCACACTCAATCAATGCACGGAATTGCTGGCATATGCCGAAGCCTGGGCAGCCGAGATACCACAGTCTTTGCCCATAGAACACCTCATCAGTCGCCGGGCGCACCTCCGATCCGAACAAGAGCACATCAAGCAGCAGCACCAGGCGACGCTACAGCAAAGCTTCTTCTATCGCGATAACCATCGGTGCCCCACGTGCGGACAAAACATCGCCGAGCACTTCCGCGTTGCCAAGCTAACCGAGTTGTCCGAAGATGTGGCTGTCCACATCGCAAACCTAGACTCCAGCAAGCAAGAATCTGCCGACGTGGAAGACAGATATGCCAAGGCGCAGGCTATCAATCGTGCATACGAGCAAACACAGAATGAGATACGTCAAGCCGTCGCATTCGCACAGGCGGATGTTCGGCTCGCCAAGAACAACCATGACATGGCACACAAGACACTCGTGGCTGTGCTGGAGCAGACCAACCCATTCACCCGCGCCATTGCACAGGCGGTGACACAAGTACACAATCTGCAAGCCGACATAGCAGCACGCAAAGAGGCCCGCATCGCTGTTGAAACCGAGTTCATGGAAGCCACATACTGGCGCAAGCATTTCCTCAACATCCGATTGTTCATCATCCGCCGTCTGCTGAAGGTACTCGAGATCGAGACGGCGGCGGCAGCCGGATCGCTGGGCGTTGGTGACTGGCACATCACATTCAGCACCGAGGTGGAAACCAAGTCCGGCAACACATCGTCGCGGTTCGGCGTGTACGCACACGTGACCAATCCACGCAAGCAGGGCGACTATCGCTCATACTCCTATGGCGAAGCGCAGCGTATCAAGTTAGCTGTCTCGCTTGGACTATCGGCACTCGTTCAAAGCATGAGCGGAGTATATCACTCCATAGAAGTCTTCGACGAGCCGACACAATGGCTATCACCGCAAGGCGTCGAACACCTCATGTCATGCCTGGATGACCGCGCCGAAAGCACCGGCAAGACGATCTGGCTGAGCGATCATCACACACTGAGTTATCCGTTTGCTGAAACGTGGCAAGTAACCAAAGATCAACACGGAACGTCCATCGAGAAAATCGCCTGAAGGGGATTACAATGTCTGACTATTCACACGACTTCGGTGTCCTTCACGGGGCATCGCAGGAAAACGTGTTGACCATGCTGATTTGGAATGAGCAATATGCACCGCAACTGGCATCGGTGCTGCGCCCCGAGTTGTTCGGTGACAAGAACCAGGAAAAGCTGGCAGAAGCCGCCATACGATTCATAGAGGTGTACCGTCGACCAGCGATGGGACACATCCGCGATCTGCTAGAAGATGACCTGAAACGTCCTGGCTCACTGATGGGCTTGACGATAGACGCCACCGAACGGCTCGCACCGGAACTCGACCCCGACTATGTTATGTCTGACCTGGATCGCTTCATACGCATCCGGCAGCGCAAAATGGCGATTGACGAAGCCTTGCGCTATCTCAACCAGGGCGACGAAGAGAAGGCTGATGAGGTGCTGTGGAGTCGCACCGGGCACTCGTTTGACAATGACATGACCGCCGGCACGTGGCTTCACGACACCGATCTGTCCTTCCTACGCAAGACCGAAACCGACTTCTTTTCATCTGGCATCGAGGTGTTGGACGAGCGCGGCATAGTGCCAGCACGTGGAACCATGATGATGTTCATCGCACCGAAGAAGGCTGGCAAATCATGGTTCTGCATCGGTGTGGGCAAAGCCGGTGTACGCTTCAGACGCAAGACCTTGCACATTTCGCTGGAAAACTCAGCGGAGTTGACCAAGCGGCGCTACATCCAGGCTTTCTGGAGCATGACGAAGAAGCAGGCACTTGAGAAACTCAACATGCCATACTTCGAGCGCGACAGCGGTGGTGAATGGACCGACACCAAAGATTACATGGTGATGCCGTTGGCTCTGACGGTGGACAATGAGGAATATGTGTTGGCACGGCTGCGTGAGATGGAGCATCGCACGCCGCTGCTGATTAAGCAGTTCGCCACGAACACGCTCACGCTGCCTCGCTACAACGCATACCTCGACAACCTGGAACGCCGCTACAAATTCGTGCCGGACCTGGTGATCATGGACTATCCTGATTTGATGAACATAGATGAGAAAACACTGCGTGTCTCCACCGGGCGTATGTTCTCCGGTCTGCGCGGCGTGGCAGTCGATCGCAACCATGCTCTCATCTGTCCAACGCAAGGCAACCGTGCATCGCAGGATTCGCGCTGGGTTACATCCAAGAATGTGTCGGAGGATTGGAGCAAAGCCGGCATTGCAGATATCGTGGTCACATTCTCGCGCACCGAACAGGAGAAGAAACGACAGCTTGCACGATTGCTGGTCGACGCCGCACGCGACGAGGAAGACGGATTCCGTGTGATGATAACTCAGTCATACGCCACCGGGCAGTTTTGCGTGGATAGCATATTTATGAACTCGGCTGTCACGCAGGAGTCCGATAGCATCATAGATGATCGAAAGCAGGACACCGAGGATCAGGAGGAAGACTGATGGCTCTGTCATCACTCGCGATTGAGCATTTCCTCGACAAGCCTATGCCGGCGATGCCGGAGTTCAAGCACGCGGAGACGAAAGCACTCAATCGCACCATCTATGACAGCACCGGGCAATTCCTAGAGCCGGTGACGGAACCTCGCCAGTATCAGTTGGAAGGACTGGCATTCGCGCTCTATATGCGCCGCTCGCTGCTGCTGTACGACATGCGGCTGGGTAAGAGCATGATGGCGCTGGCTTGGGCACAGCATCTCAAGCGCACCAATCTATGGCGGAAAGGCAAAGGCATCGTGTTTGCGCACTCGCCACTCGGTTTGCAAGTATGGGCGACCGAGGCACGCAAACACAGCACGTTCAACATCCAGATCGTGCACACCGATCCTGCCGACTTCGTGAAAGGCATCACCGATCCATCTGTCGACCTGATCGTGCTGCCGGTGTCGGGCGCGCAAGAGTTGTTCACCGTGTGGGGCACCAACAAGCGTGACAAGGCGAAGCGCAAGCTGTATCCGAACCTACCGCTCATCGCCGACATTGCCGAAGATTTTGAGTTGGCGATCTTCGATGAGATACATATGTTCAAGGATCATCAGTCTCTCAGGTTTCAGATTGCAGCGGCTTTGACAGAGCACTGCCAGTTCCGGCTGGGGCTGACCGGCACACCGTTCGGGCGCGACCCATATGCGCTGTGGGCTCAGTGCTTCCTCATCGACCGTGGCAAAACGCTAGGGCACAACTACTATTTTTTCGAGATTGCATTCGGCAACAAGAAGAAGAACTACTTCAGCGGGCGGACGGAGTACATCTTCGACAAGCGAAAGCTGCCGAAGCTGGAATACAAGCTATCATCACTTGCCATGAGCTATCGACGCGAGGAGGTGGCAGATCAGACGGTGTGGGAGGATGTGGTCGAGTTGCACATGTACGGCGACCAGCTAGAGGCTTACCATGATGTTATCAACAAGCTGATAAAGCTGCCGTCTGGTGAGAACGCTGCCATACTCAGCACCTTTCACCGGCTGCGCCAAGTCTCGGCTGGGTACCTGCCATTCGACGATGATGAGGATGAGCGACATATAATCCACTTCAAGGCGAACCCCAAGCTGGAATGGCTGACCGAGTTGGTGGAAGCCAAACCCGATGTGCAGATCGTCATCTTTCACGAATACACACACACCGGCAAGCTTATCACCGACATGCTGACCAAGCGCAAGGCGACGTTCGGCTGGCTCTATGGTGGTGTGACCACGCTCGCCAAGTCCAATGCCATCGTCTCAGACTTTCAGCAGGGGCGCACGCAGTATCTCGTGGCGAACAGCGTGAAAGGCGGGCTGTCAATCGATCTTCCGCAAGCCGATTATCTTATCTTCTATGAATCGCCCGTGTCGCCTATCACACGTCAGCAAGCGCAGGCACGTCCGATGGCGCGCGGCACACGTCCACTGATGATCGATGATTTGACCGCCTCCCCGGTGGATAGGCGCATCCTAGACTTTCTGAAGGAGGGGCGCGATATCCTCCGAAGCCTGACAAGCGAACGCCGGCGATTCCGGACGCCCGCCACGCATCCTAGCTCCCCGCCGCTACCTATCCCGCGCCCCGCGCCCCGGCGCCGCCTAGCGCATCCGGGCGCCCCGCGTTAGGGTGGTGTCGTAAAGCCACTCCCGGCGCCCCTCCCCTCCCGGCTCCCGTCTCATATACTGAGACTGAATCTCCCCGCCGTCAGCCCCGCCCCGCCCGACTTGTCGTCGGCGCTCCGGCTCGACCTGAAAAAAACCGCCGATTCCCGTCATAAAAAATGCGTCCCGTAGGGGAAATCTAACGTTTTCAACGACTTAGGTCCGAAAAATAAAGTTGACGGCGGCGGACGACACCCCTATATTTCCTTTCACCGGACGGGAACCAACCCCAACGGAAAACTCGGCAGATAAGCCGGCGGGCGCCGAACCCCGACGAAACAAAATTCGGCACGGACTCCACCCCCTCAGAGCCTCGTCTGATATCGGACGGGAATAGACTCAGTGACGCAAGGTGCGTATGGGCAAACGGACGCGATAGCAAGCGCCCGCCATATAACCAGGGTGGCAACCGTTAAACGAAACAGATCGCGCCGATAGCGTGTTCGCGCCGATTAGCGATCTGAACTTTTCTGAGGTTATCCGATATTCGGTCCTAGCGGACGCAGCCCATAGCGGTATCGGATAACAGGGACACCAACCAAATCGGACTCGGTCCACCGCGACGCAGCCCTATAGCGGTTCGATTTGGTTTCCTATCTTAGATGTAAGCGCCACCGCTACGGCGCTTGCACCTAAGCATTAGGGCTTAGGTTTCCAACGGAGTTTACATCATGGCTAAGAAGATCACGAAGACCGCCACCGTCGCCGACGCCCGCAAGCTGGCGTTGAAGACCGCAGCGGCTGACAAGGCGAAGCTGGCGAAGACCGCCAAGGCGGCAAAGCCGGTTGTCGCGAAGAAGGCGGCAAAGCCGGCACCGAAGCCGGTGCAGCAGAAAGCGGCACACGGCGAGAAGTCCAGCATCATCTTCGCTCTCGCCATCCGCAAGGAGGGGATGACCGCCGCTGAAATCAAGGAGGCAACCGGCTGGAAGTCCGTTTCCGCCAAGGCGATTGCCGACCGCTTCTCGGTGACGTGGTCGAACTACAACATCAAGCACGGCGAGATCACCAAGCCGTACAAGGTGGTTGCGGTCGAGCGCAAGGACGGCGTCGCCGCATACCGCTTCGCCTGATGAGTACCGACGACAGGGCGCTCCCGGCTGAAAGGCTGGGGGCGCCCTTCGCGCTTTTGCGCATAAGCCGGTTCGCCGACTTAGCCGCAAGATCGCCAACAACGGAGGTTTAACATGGACTCGCACATCAACGGAGTATCCTTCTCGCATCTGTCCGAATTTGAGGCGCGTTGCATCACCACGGTATTCTCGATCATCAAAGAGAAACCCGGCATCCATCAAAGCCAACTGAAGCGGAAGTGCGACAAGCTGTTGCTCATCGCTTCCGTCGGCACCGCGTGGCTCCTCGCCAATCGGCTGATCGAGGCGGAAAGCAACGCCAAGTACGATCGCAGCTTCTCGCTCAATTCCGACGTGTTCGACGACGACGTGTGAAACGGAGCGCCCCGACTTAGGGGCGTTTTTCACGTACATCGAAAGGAATAGGACATGGACTCGTCTGGTGATTCCCTTCCGCTCCTGCGAGCACAGTCTGAGATGATCGAAGAAATGAGGCAAGCGTTGGAAGAGATTAAACAAGCCACACAACGCCATGCACATTATGCGATGACCGCACAAGAGTTGCAGGAGCGATTGGATAGGATTGCAGCTATCGTTGACCGAAGCCTCATCAAATAGTTGGGCGTCCCCGGCTGAAAAAAGAATGGAACACATCGAAAGGAATAGGACATGGACTCGCTTATGATCGAGGGGCTGGCGGCACAGCTTTACACCACCGACAAAGGCGGCATGTGGTACGACGCGACCGAAGCCACCAAGTGGAAGTACCGCAACGCGGCATCCGACATACTACGCAAGCGCGAGGCGAAGCCGTCGCGCATCATCGTCACCGCGAAGGCACCGAAGCATAAGGTGGTGGGCGCACCGCCCGCCGTGCTGAAGACGCGGATCGTGGTATCGAGTCAAGGCAAGGCTAAGGCGGCGAAGCTGAAGCGGCTCACCGGACGCTGATCCACAACCATCAACCGGACGGGAGTATCCTATGACCGACAAAATGCGCGTAAGCACGCTGGGCTTCGAGATCGAGACATGCTCCCGTTGTGGAGGCAGCGGCAATTACAGCTATTGCCAGAGCTACGGCACGACATGCTTCAAGTGTCGCGGCAAGAAGGTCACGCTGACGAAGCGTGGCGAAGCCGCGTCGCGTCTCTATGCCGAGTCGCTGAAAGTACCCGCGACTGATATCGTGGTGGGCGATGTGATCCGGTGCGAGAGTGTCACCAA